CCAAGACCGATTATGGAAAAAGCGGTCAGTAAATATGATAACGAACAAGTGAAAACAGGAAGAGCAGTTGGAGAACTGAACCACCCTGAAGGACCTACCGTAAATCTCGACAAAGTTTCTCATAAGATTGAATCCCTTACTTGGGATAAAAACAATGTTATGGGCAAAGCAACTATTTTGAGTACACCAATGGGAGAAATTGTAAAAGGACTTCTTGATGGTGGTGTCAAACTAGGTGTTTCAACTCGTGGTATGGGAAGTTTAGAACAAGGTGATAACGCAATGCTCGTCAAAGACGACTTTATGCTTAACGCAGTAGACATTGTACAAGACCCATCTGCTCCATCGGCATTTGTAAATGGAGTTATGGAAGGCGTAGAATGGGTATGGAACAACGGAATCATTGAATCTAAACATATTGAACAAATTGAGACCGAAATTAAGAACGCAACAAAGGCGAATCTCTATGAAACAGAAGTTCGTGAGTTTAAAAATTTCCTCTCGTTACTCAAATCTAAAATATAAGGAGCGGATTATGTCTGAAAAAGAAATAATCGAAAATCAAGAACAGGACGCTCAAGCAGAAGAAGTAGAAGTTGAGAACGAAGTTATGGAATCAACAGAAGAACTTACAGAAGCAGAGGCTCCTACAAAAGACGCAGAAGAAAAGTCAGTTCAAGCAACTGATAAGGCTTCTAAATCTACAGGAAAGGCTCCAGCAAGAAAAGGTGATAAATCAAACGCAGAACCTATGCAAAAAATGCCTGGCACTAAAGCAGGTATGATTAATGCAATGTATAACGAAATGAATAAAATGTCAACTAATGAAATGAAAAAGTTGATGAATAACACATTAGGATATGCATATGACATTAACGAAGGCATAGAAGAAGAATCAACAGATGTTGAATCTGCAATTAACTATCAAGCAGATTTCTCTGGTGATTTATCTGCATTGATTGAAAACGAAGCAACTTTATCTGAAGAATTTAAAGATAAGGCCGCTATCATCTTTGAAGCCGCAATCAAATCTAAACTATCAGATGAGATTGACCGTCTGGAAGAAAAATACAACGAGGAACTAACTGCAGAAGTTGACGCAACTAAAGCGGACCTTGTTGAAAAGGTCGACAACTATTTAAACTACGTTGTTGAAAATTGGATGGCAGAAAACCAAGTTGCAATACAACAAGGTTTAAGAACAGAAATCGCAGAGAACTTTATGAATAGTCTAAAAGACCTATTTACAGAGTCTTACATTGATGTTCCAGAATCCAAAGTAGACCTAGTTGACGAACTATCAACTACAGTTGATGAATTAGAAGAAAAACTAAACTCAACAACTGCTAAAGCAATCGAAATGGCTGAACAACTAGAAGGTTTCCAAAGAGATGCAATCATTAATGAAGCATCAAAAGACTTGGCAGACACTCAAGTTGAGAAGTTAAAAAAATTAGTTGAGGATATTGACTTTGATAACGAAGAAACTTTCACTAAGAAAGTTGCAACAGTTAAAGAATCATATTTCTCTAAAAAAGTAACCGAGTCTAAAGATGAAATCGAAGAATCATTTGATGATGAAATCGAAACATCTGATGTAATGGCTCAATATGTTTCTGCTATTAAGAAACAAGTTAAACAATAAGGAAGTCCAAAATGTCAACAACTCCATTATCTTACGATAGGTTGGTAGAAAAATGGGCACCAGTTCTTAACGAAGAATCTGCTGGTGCTATTAAAGACTACCATAGAAAAGCGGTAACTGCCGCAATTCTAGAAAACCAAGAAGTGGCAATGCGTGAAGAGGCTGCTCAGTATTCTGGTTTTATATCAGAGGCTGCTCCAGCAACTAACACAAATTCTGCCGCTAACTGGAATCCAGTGTTGATTTCTCTAGTAAGACGTGCTATGCCTAATCTAATGGCATACGATGTCTGCGGTGTACAACCAATGACAGGTCCTACAGGATTAATCTTCGCAATGAAATCACGTTATACTGCTGGTGGTACAGGTAATACTGAAGCACTATTCAACGAAGCAGACACAAGATTCTCTGGTACACAGGCTGACCCAGCACAACCTGCTGACGGTTCTGGTATCGCAGCTGCAACTGATTCAGACTCAACTGCTGATGACGACAGAAGCACAAATCTTGCTGCTAAAGGTATGACAACTGACTCTGCAGAAGCAATCGGTGATTCAGCTTCAAATGCAATTGCTAATATGGGATTCACCATTGAAAAAGCAACTGTAACAGCTAAATCACGTGCTCTAAAAGCTGAGTACACAATGGAATTGGCTCAAGACTTAAAAGCTATCCATGGTCTAGACGCTGAAACTGAGTTGGCTAACATTCTTTCAACAGAAATCCTTGCTGAAATCAACAGGGAAGTTATAAGAACAATCAACTCACAAGCTAAGACTGGTGCACTTCAAGCTAACACAGCAGTCAATGGTATATTTGACATCCAAACAGATGCAGATGGCCGTTGGTCAGTTGAAAAATTCAAAGGTTTGGTTCTTCAAATCGAAAGAGAAGCAAATACAATCGCTAAAGAAAC